TCACTGCCCCTCGGTCTTGTTTACTGCTCTTGCAACATCTGCAACAGCTTCGCCAAAGATGTACCCCAAAGCTATTGTTACAAGCTTCCAATACAGATCTTCGTCAATATTCCAGCCAAGCCCTTCGCTCAAAATGATAAAAATAGCCGTTGCTACGGCTACCCAAAATTTCCTACTTGTGAGTTTCTGTTTCAACGAATTCATAAATCATTACCTCCCTAAAAGCTTTAGCACTCTATCGAGAAGTGCTACTACCTCAGCCCTGGTAATGGGCTGGTCCGGGCGGAAATTGCCGTTGCCGTCCCCTCTGATGAGACCCATCTTGGCTAACCGCTCGATGCTAGCGGCCGCCCAATGGCTTTCTGGTACATCTTTGAACATGCTCAACACCTCCTTGAGAAATTGTCCGGCCAGTTCTCGCTTCACATCAGCAAGAAATTGAACCATACTACGCCCGTGAACCGCGAAGTACCCTTCTGGATCCGTATGATCCGTTTCATGATACGTCCGTGATACCCAAGCATGGGAATGGACGGCTATGTCTGGGTTCCACCCGTATTTCTTGCACATATTTGCAGCCAGCCAGACTGCACGTTTCCATGTTTCTACGAACTTCCTGGTGTCATCGAAATGACATATTTCTATGGAGAGATACCTACGGTTTGCACTCGGCCCTGCGTGCCAAGCAACTTCGTTCTCTGGTATAACACGAATGATGGATTGATAATCCACGAAGTAGTGCGCTGAAGCACTACGGTTACCAGTCGAGAAAAATCGTGCCTCATTCTCTGCAGTAGCATTCGGTGTTGCTGTTTCATGAATAATAACTCCAATAGGACGTAATGGAGTGCCTGGGCGGTTCATGCCAAGAGGAAGCAGTTTCTCAATGATTTGATATTCCATAAAATATCACCTCCTTATATAGTTGGGTTATTTTCTGTTTGCTGCTCATCTGCCGCCTGTTGTGGCAGCGGATAGTACCCGCCGTAATACCCTCCATAATAATTAGGCGGATACGGACTCTTTGACTGAAAATAAGCCGATACCATTTCTTGACCGAAATATCCACCAAGGACAATCGAAATAAGTGGTATAAGTGTCTTCATAACTTCAAGTGCGTCCTTTGATTTAGTCGCCTTGAAGGTTACAAATAGAAATGTACCTGTGAAAAATATTGCAAGTACATCTTTAAAGCTAAATTGATATGGAGCATTAAAAAAGTTTTTCATCTTCTCGCCCTCTCCAAGAGCTCATCAATCTTTTGTTCCTGCCTGACAAGCGATAGCTGTATTGATTGAATGACGTTTGACAAGCTGTTCAATGCTTTTGTATTGTTTTCTATTACCTCAGATAATTCGTTGTCTTTTTTCTTGTTCACAAACAGACTAACAGTATACAAAAGCCCTGCAACGGCGAATGTCGCAAGGCCATACTGTGCTAGCTCCGTTCCCGGCATAGTACATCACTCCTCCTTTAACTAGCTTCGCGAAAATATAAGTATATTAAATAGCTTACGCCTCAAATTATAGCTATTGCAATGTTTCAACATCCCAAAGTATGACTGGACACTGCTGTTGACTTCCTGGAATCCAATTTCGCCTCTTTTATAGGCCTTCTGCAAATATTTAAGTCTATGTTTCATTTTTAATGCGGTTTTCTTTTTGAGTTTTCTATGCGTCGGCCATATACGGAACCCAACAAACTCAATTCCGCACGAAATAGGCCTAACGGCCGTCTTTTTATTGAGCTGAAGCTTCAAATTGTCATTTAGGAACTGTTCTATATCATCTTTTACCGCATGCAGATACTTTTTGTCGTAGTGAAGGATTATAATATCATCCATATACCTTATGTAGTAATGCAGCTTCAGTTCATGTTTTACATACTGGTCCAGTTCATTGAGATATAAATTTGCGAACATCTGCGAAGTTAAATTCCCAATAGGCATTCCCACCTCTGCTAATCGGTCCTCTATTGTGCATTTGTCGGGATCCATATTAAGCGGTAGCCCAAATTTTGTATCTTCGCTATTAATGATTTTATCCATTAACCATATCAAATTTGGATCATCGAATTTCTTTTTAATTATATCCATTAATACTTGATGGTCCACTCTATAAAAATATTTCGATATATCCAGCTTTAAATAGTAATATTTCTCTGGCTTCCTAGATACTTGCCGTAGCCAATATTGCAGTCGGTCTGCCGCTTTGTGCGTTCCCTTGCCTATTCTGCACCCATAGCTGTCATAAATATATTGTTTATCGAGAATAGGATTCAATTGCCTATAGATAGCCCACTGTACCACCCTATCTTTGAATGGCAAGGCCATAATTAACCGTTTCTTGGGATCGTATACAAAAAATTCTCGGTATCTGCCCACTTTGTAAGTCTTATAAATAAGTTCATTCTGTATCTGAATAAGATTTTCTTCAAGGTTCGCTGAAAATTGCAGCACGTCTTGTCGGTATCTCTTGCATTTCCTTGCTTCCAGGTATGCTTGATACAAATTCTCAAAATCATATATTTTCTCGTATATATTTCTAATCTTTTTCATACGCTCATCCTCTCATTTTATATTTAAAATGGCTATGCGTAGCATCGTTCGTGTCCTACTAGATGCTTTCATAGCAATTCAGTTTTTTGCCTTGTCGGCAGGGAGATGAACCCCTTTATTCTCTCTGTACTGGAGATATTCCCTTAAGAATATCACTTCTGACAATGAGAGTAGAGCGGAGCGGAACCCGATGTTGTTGTTCGAGTTCGACCGAGCATTGTTCAAGTTCAGAGCAAAGACACCGGCGCTGGACCCATTGTTCCAGTTGCCGCCTCGGATCGGGAGCTGATACGGCTCATCCCCCAAATCACTATTGCTTTATACTTTTCATCCAACCACCGAGCATTTTGCCAATTTCATTTAGCATTTTGCTCCAGTTTTCATATTTCTTTATTGGAAGGTATTTGAGCTGTTGGTCTGCTGCCAACCGTATTAAAGTTCTTAACACATCTAATTCAATATCAATATCCTCAATTGTTGTCTTCTTGTAATATTTCTTGTTTGCTCTAACAATTAGCTGAAGTAATCTATACATCGAATTTTTTATATCTGCTGCAAGAGCATACCTTTCGGACTTTGGAAATTGTTTTAAACATATATTACCGTAAAGTATCATGTCATAAGTTTTCTGGAGAATTTTAAAATCTTGCTGCATTCTCATCTTCCTTTGTAAAAGTATTTTGAAAGGCCTGCTATCGCAGGCCTATTCAGATTACAGTTATTCAGATTACAGACTTACAAAAGCGGAGCGGAACCCGATGTTGTTGTTCGAGGTCGACCGAGCATGGGACAAGTGCAGAGCAAAGACACCGGCGCCGGACCCAATGCTCCAGTGGCCGCCTCGGAGCGGGAGCCTTTCACCATAGTTACGTACATATATATAATCACCACCGCATGATGTATCAACAGGAAATAGTCCTAATGCTTTGAGTAGTGTTGGGACAGTTATTCCGGAAGCAGCAGCTATAGATTCAAACGTCTGATAATTTTGACCGTAATAAGGGTTTGTGCTTGCATCCCCAGTATACATTGGATTTGTTACGGCATTATTCAGTTGTATATTTCCACCTACTTTATGATCTGTTTGGGTAGCGTCGCCTGCTACACTATTATCATATTTAAGAGTGCCTGCTGTTCCTGGATCAACAAGACTACCGTCTTGTAATATCGCCTTCCATAGTGTACTCGTATCTGACTGATTTACTCCAGCTGCTGCATTATTATCTGGTATTATCTGTATCTCACCTTTGTTTAGTCTCAAACCGCCAACCCATTCCCACACATTGCCGTTAAGGTCAAAAATGCCATTATTTGTGCCATCATGCGCCCAAGAAGCAGGGCCCGAACCAGTTGCTACCCTTCCGGTTTTACCTGCACCTGAGTCAAAATATGTTTGTACACCTTTTTCATATGCGGCTGACACATCCGAACCATACTGGTTATTTCCACGCGGCATAAACCCGTTTTTCTTACACCAGAGTGCTATAGCAGCCCATTCAGCGTTGGTCATCAAATGCCAACCTGCACCTTTTGCTTCACAATAACTTTTAGCTTGGTCAAAAGTAGTATATACAGCAGGATCTTTGAAAGGAAGCGAATATGCTCTACCGTTTACTACAATGTTCTGATACTTGCTTATATTGATTGAATCTTTTTCTACTGCATTAACAATGAAAGCATAATGTGTATTCTGTGGTCCACCATCTATAACATCACTTATCTTGAATTTTGGTACCACTACCATTATTGACGGCATACCCAAATCGTCAAACAAAACTGTATTTTTGCCGCCACTTAAAGATTCAACAGCTAATTTTAAATCATCATAGTTCGCCATTAGTTATTACCTCCTATTGCCCATAATGTAAGTGTTACTCTATCCATACTAAACTGTACTGGTGTTCTTACTGTTTCCTCTCCTACAACTTCTTCATCGTATTGTCTCTCTGGTATATCTATCTGTGCTACATAATAGTCAGATAGCCCCATGACTAATATTCTGTCTCTGTTTTCGCATATGTCTAGATGCACAGGATAGTCTCTTTCGCATTTGCTTAAATCGAGCGTCATTTCGTCTCTGAATGTTATTTTGGTACCTTCAACTTTATACTCTATTTTAGGACCTACATTTTTCTCGATTATATTCAT